TATGTTCTTTTAATACGTCTGATGAATTGCAAAAATTATCTGCTTCAAAATAATAGCCATTATACCCTCTTAATGCTACTTGGGCAAAATCAGCGTAATCTGTATTACTGTTATAGTCATTTATATCAGAGTAAGCAGTCATTTGATGTTGAATTTCAGGATTATCAAGGTCTTCAGAATAATCATTTACCTTGACATAAAATGGAAAGTCTGCGCTTTTAGAGAAATTCCCCTCGCTGTCTGCTGAAGGGCTTAGTTGATGCTCAAAAATATCAAAATTAGCATCTCCCACATCTACTTGATAAAGCCTATATATTCCACCGATAAATCTAGGTTTATAAGTTTGTAAAACTTCTATATAGTTGTATGCTGGCAAAGCGCTTTGTAAGTTTGATACATCGTCACTATTACTTATATTAGAGTCTTCAGAGGCAACAATACTTTTTTGTATAATAAATGAATTATTTTGTATGACCCATTGGTCTTGAAGTACAGCTGACTGCAAATCTAAAGCCTCCCCAAATATACCATCGTCAATTTGGTTTTTTAAAAATGATTCTTGAGGCGCAGACAAATAAGCCTCGCCTGTAAATACCTTTAAATCATCTATATTTACTATATCAAAATCATCAGCACTTAATTTGTATGTGTTGGCATTATCTAAATTATCATTGTCTAAATAAACTAAAGGACATCTATCAACCTGTCCATATACTATTGGAATAGGCTTATTTCTTTGCTCTTCAGGTAAGTCAGCAGTTTTGGTAAAGTTGTATGGAACTTTCTTGCCAAGAACTTGCTCTGTCCTATCTTCTATCTCAAGTCCCACAAAATCAGAGCGTTCTACTATTTCCTTTACATAGCCTGTATATACTTTTATACAATCATTTAAAGATAAAGCTGATTGAGATTTATAATAAACATCTACAGAAGCATTTATTATTTCATTTTCAAAAAACCTATCTAACAATCTTTTATTATTATATTCATAATTAAAGAAATCCATACTTACAGATGATACTTTGAACTTCTTTTCAAATATATCTATAGATTCTTTTATGTTACCAAGTGATTTAATTAGTGGATCATAATGTTGATTATCTAATGTTACTTTACCTGTAGACAAGTAAATACTCTCATTAATAACTACAAGTGGTACTAAATAAGTATCTTTGCCCTGTGTATCATTTCTAAATCTTTGTGGTAGTTCTATCATTAACCTATTCCTATATCTCCACCTTTTCTTAATGCTTCTCTTATCATAGGTACAGCTTCATCTTCAATAAAATCTCTGCTTAAAACATTACCTGTTATAGTAATATTAGCACCACCTCTACCTGCACCTTCATTCATAGTAGGCTCAATATTTACATACTCAGCACCTTCTTCACCTGCTAAAATCAAAGTAGGCTCTGTGACAATCTCATCCATACCTTCAGCTGCCACCCTAGTTGCTGCATCTCTTGTCATTTTAGCTTGTGCTAAACCTGATGCTAATGTTACACCATAAGCTATCTGAGGTGCTGGTGGTGGTAATAATTTTGCTACTTGTGCCATGCTTGATTGTGCTGATGCAAAAGCATCTACAACAGATGCAACAGCTTGTAAGTTAGCTATATCTTTGTAGTGCATCTTACCAGCTTGTGCTATTGTTGCTAAAGTATTAATAGAATCAGAAGCTAATTTTTTTTCTGCTTGACTTTTTTTCAAATTAAAATCTTGTACTTTTTTTTCAGTTCCTAAAAGCCTAATTAATAGCTGTTCTTTTTGCAATAAATATTCATTGCCTAGCACTAATCCTGTGTTATAATTTTCTTCTAAATCAAATAATTCTTTTTGTACATCTTGATGTTCTACCATCACCTCATTCATACCTTCTTCAATTCTAATTCTCATCTCACTTAATCTTGCTAATTCTTGTGCTTGTAATGACATCTGTTTATTTTTTGATATATTATCATCTAAACCTGTATTAAGTTTTTTTATATCTTTTTCCAATTCTTCCATACCATCATCTAAAAAACCTATTGCATCTAAAAGCTCACTAACTGCTATAGTAGCACCAAGTATAAAAACATTCTTTTTAGTTGCTTTTGTAAAAGATATTGTTGCTAAAGCTGCTTTTTTAATAGCACCTGATAAAAGTCCATAACCCACAGCAGCACTTCCAACAGTAATAGCATAAGCCTTCATCTTACCAGCATCAAAATGTTCTGCTAGTTTTACCATAGATTGTGCAATAGGTGTTATTACAGGTAATAAAACCCCTGCAAACACTTCTCCAATATCACCTATCCTGTTTCCTAATTGATCTAGTTTTCCACCATAAGTATCTAAAGCAGATGATGCAAATCCACCATATAATTGTGATAAAACATCTACTGCCTGTCTGTTTATTAATTGCTCTTGTGTTAATTGTTTTAAATCAGGTATTAATTCACCAAGCTCTCCTTGTAAACCTGAAAATGTCTTAACTAAGTTTCTAGTTGCAAACTCAAGTGGAGTTCCTAGAGCTTCTGACATGTCTAAAATTGCAGGGATCATTTTTAAAATTTGTTCTTCAGTTTGACCATTAGCTGCTAAAAATGCTTGTTGAGCTAAAATAGCTTCATCACCAAATCTTGAATTTTGTTGTAATGCTTTTGCTTGATTTAATAGTGCTGTAGAAACACCTCCCATAGCAAACTTTAATTTGTTTTCAGCTTCCTCTTGCTTTCTAAATAACTCAATAGATTTGCTCATGGCATTTATTATGCCTTGTGCAGAAAAATATGCAGCACCTGCTTTTAATGCAGACTTAGCTAAATCATCCATTCCTCTAGATACTTTCTTAGCATCTTTACTAGCTTTATTTGCTCCCTCTAAAAATACTTTTATTTTTTGTAGAAATGTTTGTCCTGCCATATTATTCCTCTTTTTGTGCTTTTCTTATTTCTTTTTTAATAAGTAGAAAATTATCTACAATTTCTGCTGGAGTTTCTTCTAAACTAGGGTATGGTGGGCAATTAAAAGTGTCACAAAATATATATTTTTTTATAAGATTTTGACATTCTTTATTGTATAAATGGTTTGTATCTGCAAAGAAAAAGTGTTGTGTATATAATGCTTCACCTACATCATAACCTTTATCTATTGCTTCATTTTGACAATCCATTAAAATCCCATAAATTTGTTCTTTGTTTTCTATTGTAACACTTTCTTGTGTGACAGGATTTAAAGCTATATAAGGAAACTCTTTCTTGAACTGATTTGATGGTTGCTTTACTGCAAACCATACATTAAGAATTAAATCTATTTCTTGAATTTTTTTTTATTCACAACTTCATAACATCTATTAGCTATAGCTACAATCTCAGTATCAGTATATTTGTTTATATCATCATCAGTTAATGGTGTTGATATTCTTATCATTTTTACATAATCACCAAAACCAATATTAGCTACACCACCACTTTTAGTTATAATGTTGTTAAATTCAATCCTATCATCTAGGTTCAAATCCTTGACTTCAAATGTTAATTC